AGTCTCAGCTGTACTTCAGCACCGACGCCTTCGTCCAGGCGTTCGTCCTGGCCAAGAGGTTCACGACGTCAAAGCTAAGGTGCGACCTGCTGCTCGTGAAGCCGCAGGCCGACCCGGACAACCTGTTCCCGGTAGTGCTGGGTTATGACATATCGACAAGGATAACGTTCAACCTGAACACGGCCGACAACCCGGCGGCATTATCGAAGGAATACCATATCGAGGGCGTAGAGCACGAGTGGGACGCCAGCGACGGGCTCTGGCAGACATGGTGGCAATTGTGGACCGTCAACCGGTACAAGGCCTTTTCGGTACTCCACGACGGATATTTCCGCAACTATTCCGATGAAGGTACCTATCAGGAAATGCACGATGAGGCGGAGGCAAACTACGTCGAGAATGACGGCTCCAGTCACAATCCGTACACCGACCCCGACGAGATAGTCGTCGGGCAGCAGTTGTACTACAGCTTCCTCGGATTCAACGGCAGCCTGTGGCGTGGCTTCCTTGAGTTCGATACGTCTCTTTTGCTGCCGACAGACTCACCTATAGCAGCCTTCGTCCTCATGCACGTCAAGGAGAGCTTCATCGACGACAGGCCATGGAATCTCGTGGTTGTCGACCCGAGCACGCTGGCCAATCCTCTGGCCGCCACAGACTATGGCGTCCTTGAGCCGGAGACCGTGCAGCAAGGCGCCGAGACGATGATTCATGGCGGGCTGTGGCTGGTCTTGGAGCTGAACTCTAGCGGCCTAAATCTGCTTGCGCCTGAAGGCATCACGAGATTCGGGCTCAGGAGCCATTGGGACATAGTCGAGAGCGACAATGACGAGGAAGACGGGTATACGAACGAATATGCTCGATTCGATAACATCAACACGAACTACCCGCCCAGGCTGGTGATACAGCTGGCGGAGTAGAGGAGGGGAACATGGCGACATACGGAAGGAGTGGGACTGCCACCCCTGACCCAACGGACGTGGCGATAGCAGCTAACGCAATAGCTATCGATGCCATGATGGACCAGGTGAAATATTGGCGCCAAAGACTGGCGCATCTGGATGACAATGTAGTCGAGGTTGACGACATCCGGATGGATGACGAAATACGCAATCATGAAAGGGACACAGAATGATAATCGACAAGGCAACCATCAAAGACATGGGCCTGGAGCCGGCTGACATCATCCGCGTTAAGGGCACCGGCACGTTCGGGCTATTGGCGCGCTCGGTGTTCGTGCCTTGGACTGACCGGCATCACCACGCCCTTGTCTGGAGGAAGAGTGGGGACGACTACATCATACTCGAGTCCGTCAACAAAGGGTTGGCTGTCGGAAGGCTGTCAATGTACGCCGGAAGCGACGTCACATTCTACAGGGCAGTCAGCCTGGACTTTGCCACACGTGAGCGTGCGTGCGAAGAGCTGACCAGGTACGGACGGGCGCCGTATGACTACGCCCTGTACATCAGGCTGGTCCGGAACATCATCAAGGCTGAACTGGGCGTGCTCAGGTCGGGGCACTGGTTCCGCAAGCTGCACGCCTACGAGCTGCCGTACGGGGAGGACGGATGGCTAGTGTGCACCGAGGCTGTCGCCCTGGCATTCAGGCTTGTGAACTGGTCTCTGGTGCCCGACGGCGTTATGGCGCTGCCGAGCGCGATAGAGCAGGCGAGCCTAGACGGACTCATCAGGGAGGTCACGGCATGAACAAGCAGGACGTGCAGGGCATCAAGGAAGAGGTGGCGCAGCTATCGACACGACTGGACAACATCGAGGGCTACTTCCAGAACTTCGACACCACCCTCAACAACCACATGAACGACTACAAGCGGGAGCAGGAACTGCAGGCTGGCAGGCTGGCAGATGTCGAGAAGAGCATGAAGGGCATGTGCCGCATGTTCAACTGGGGATTCTGGGTGCTGTTCGGCCTGAACATTCTGGTGCTAGGCGCCGGAGGAGCTCTGCTTGTCGCATTGGCACTGGAATATATGAAACGAGGAGGGACATAATGAGCACAGGAGTATGGCCAAAGGAGAGGCACGACGAACTAACGGCGCTCAGGGAGGCAGGCACAACGACGAAGGCAATCGCGGAGATGGTGGGCTGCTCCGAGCAGGTGGCCAGCTACCATCTGAAGGACATTGAGCCGCTGTCTAAGATGCTTGACATACTGCCCGACTACGACAAGGAGATTCTGCAGATTCCGGACCGGCCGTGCGCCCTGACCGCCGACTGGCATGCGCCGTACTTCAGCAAGCTGTGGCTGAGGCGGCTGATTGCCGTGTGCACAAAGCTCGGCGTGAGGGACCTGGCGATAGTGGGCGACTTTGCCGACATGTCCTGGATTAGCAGGTTCGTCCGCAAGGAGCAGAGAGGCGGCGGGCTTGACCAGGACGCGCGCATAATCTACAAGACCCTGGACATGCTGCTCAACATATTCGATGACGTGTGGTGGTGCTTCGGCAATCACGAGGACAGGCTGCCCCAGCGACTGGGCGGACATGACATGCTGCAGGCGTCAGCCGAGGCCGTAGGCCGCAGGACGCCGGGAAGACTGCACGTGAGCGACATACCGACTCTGCTGCTCGGCGACAAGTGGAGGCTCGAGCACCCGAAGACATTCTCGAGGGACGGCGCCAAGGTCGCGGCATCGGCGGCCAGCATCTACCTCAAGAACATAGCCTGCGCCCACGGCCACCACTTCGGCTTCAAGTACGACGTCAGCGGCAGGTACCTCGGCATTGACCTTGGTGGCATGTTCGACGTCAGCAAGCAGGAGTACCTGTTCAAGACCGGCATCACCACCATGCCGCAGTGGCAACCGGGCTTCTGGGTGTACAGGAACGGCAAGGTCCTCCCGCTCGAAGACTCGATGACTGACTGGAAGGACTACAGCGTTGACTGAGCGCCTGGTGCACGGCGGAAGGCGGCCTTGTACATATGTACACTTTAATATAGGCGGTATAATGAATACGACCGGCGCAACTGTTGTCGAGCCGTTTTGTTGAGGAGATGCCATGACTGATACAGTAGACAAGAACACCCGGTCGAAGATAATGGCTTCCATCAAGTCGCAGGGCACCAAGATGGAGCTCGCAGTCAAGCCGGTCCTCGAGGCCCTGGGCTTTGAGTACCAGCCGAAGGATGTCTTCGGCAAGCCTGACTTCGCCCACAAGGAGCAGATGATTGCCGTCTTCCTGGACGGCTGCTTCTGGCACGGCTGCCTGGAGCACTACAACGAGCCAGGGACCAACTCCAAGTTCTGGGCCGATAAGATAGCCGCCAACAAGAAGCGCGACCTGGCAGCCACCAACCTGCTGGAGGGCTCTGGCTGGAGGGTCATCCGAATATGGGAGCACGACCTGGGCGACCTGGTGGCTGAGTTCATCAGCAGAGAGGTAGGACTAAAGTCCTAGGTCAACATAGTACTAACGACCCGCTCCCGAACACTGCGTCGAAGCCTATAATGTATATGTAAGGTTGAATAAGGAGCGAATAAGAGAACGAAGAAAACAGGACGCAGGCCACGAATGAGAAGGCCAACCAACGCTAAAGCCGGCAGGGCAGGTGAGATTCCTGGTCGACCGGGTCTCGGGAGAGTCGCCGAGGCGAGCGGGGCAAGGTCCTCGAATAAGAGGAACGCTCAACCCGAACAGGGTGACCAGCCAAGGTCACATACGTGAGCCAACTAGGTACGCGTTACGGACCGCCTGAGCAATCAGATTAAGGTCGCACTCGACAAACCGAACGAGACTCGTAACATTCCGCGGCTGGTCTTCAGCAGTATAGCCAAAGGCATCAGACTGACGTGCCCTCCCACACAGCGACATTGGGACGTCGGCTGACTGAGTGCCACCTCCCATCCGATAAGACCGGATGGCCTTGGAGCACCGACCGGCGCTGTCTCTCGCACAGTGGCATTGGAGCGTCAGTCTGAAGCCCTTGGTTACACGCGAATATAATGTAAGGAGGCACACGATGACAAACCAGCAAATAGCCGAACAGAATGCCAAAAGGCAGAGAGCCCAGGAAGAAAACGCCTGGAGGGATGCCGAGACGCCCATCAAGACGAATAGGGCGCTCGTTATGAAGGAGCACTTCACGGCAGACGAGCGAGACCTCATCCACTACGCACTCGAGCAATATGCCAAGACAATGCAAAAGGACTTCCCGGGCTACAGCATCACCATGAGCACATTGGAGCTCAAGGAGATATTCGCCCGACAGTAGCCCACTAGAACACCGACAACCTGCCCACGAGCGAGAGTTCATGGGCAGACGTGGACGTTCTAGTCCAAGGAGGAAACGATGAACAGAATACAGGCGAGGATAGACACGAGGGAAGCACAGTTGAAGCAGGCCACCCAAGAGGCAATCGACAAGGTGACGGCCAACTGCGACAATACCGACCAAGAAGAGCTGGCCCAGTTCCAGGAGCAGAAGTCGCTGGCACAGGCGACAGGCGTCATCACCATGGACGAGGCTCAGACACTGTACGCCATCTTCGGAGGCGAGACCGCAAGCACAAACCAATGGAAGCAGCGGACCCTGGCCGAGAAGATAACGGCCCTCGAGGTGATATTCGAGATTCACCAGAAGATGAACAGCTAGAATATCGACTCAGCCCAGGTCAAGAGACGGCAAACGCACCTTCGGGAGCGTAGCGAGTCTATGACGGACCTGGGCTGCGATGGGCATTCTAGCCCAGCTGGCAAGCCCTTACCGTAACCACTCGGAAGGCACAGCAAGGAGTCAAACGATGGGAACCAAAAGCTACGTGTACAGCGCCCGAACCACGGAGAAGGGACTCGCCCTTCTCAACAAGACCAAAGGCACCCGCAGCTGGGACGCCTTCATCAACGAGGCAGTGGCCGACCACTACAAGCTTGACCTCGGCATCATAGGCCTACCGCCAAGCAAGTTCCTCGAAGAGCAGAAAGCCAAGAAGGCAGCCAAGGTAGCCGAGAAGGCAGCCAAGGCAGTGCTCGCCGCCACCGAGAAGAAAGCCAAGGCTGAGGCGAAAGTCAAAGCCGATAAGGCGAAAGTTGCCGAGAAGGCGAAAGCCGACAAGGCCAAGGCAGCCGAGAAAGCCAAGGCTGAGAAAGCCAAGGCAGCCAAACCGGTCACCCCTGAACCCGAACCAACCCCCGAGCCTGAGACCACACCCGAGCCCGAACAGGTAGAGGAAACACCCGAAGCCTAAGCGGCAGGTCCGAGGCCCATCAGCGCCCAAGCAACTGATGGGCCTAAACGTACCGCTTATCGAAAGGAGGAAGGCATGAACACACTGAGCACAGCATTCGTGGGGCTTCAGGCGACAGACGCCTTCCTCACAATGTGGGCAGTCAACCACGGCTTCACGGAAGTCAACCCGATAATGGCCCCCATCGCAGGCACGTGGTGGTCACCTGTCGTCAAGATAGTGCCCGCGATTATCGTTGGCGTAGTGATAGCTAGGCTGACGCGAAGATGGCCCAGGATTCGCAACGTGGCGAGTGTGGGGATGGGCGTGGCGGTCGTCTTCATGATGGGTATACTCACGAGCAACTTGCTCGAGATGTAGAGTCGGCAAGCCCTTACCGTGAGACTCGGAAGGCACGACGAATGGAGGCCAATAGTGGCAAAAGAACGGACACCCGAACAACAGGCCATCGTGGACAAGATGGACGCGGCAGCGGTCGTGGCGGGGAAGGCCATGAAGAAGCTCGACGCCAAGGCAGTCAAGGTGGTCGCCGAATGGATGGCGGCCAACTTCGTAGCCGCAGGGTACAAGAGATTGTGCCGCCTGCTCGTCGCCACAGTCAAGGCGACACCTCCGGCGAAGACCGAAGAACCGGAAAGCTAGCCAGCTGACCCTCCGTCCAGGAGCAATCAGCCGCAAAGCGTGAGGCGTGAAGCCAATCAGTCGCAGAGCGTGAGTTCCTGGGCGGCAGTGAGCGGACAAGCTCAGAGGAGGGAACGATGACAATAGAGCACAAGATTGTACCAAGGACGCCCGACGAGGTATGCAAGCAGTGCAACCAATGCTACGAAGGAACCTGCGTGGCCATGCAGGTGCCACATTCCGACAAAAAGCGCATGGCACGAGAATGCGGCAACTTCGGCATGGAGTGCGATGACAAGCAACTGAAGGTCATCCGCTTCAGGAAGTTCGCCTTGCAGTACCGAACGCCACCAGGACAGTACGTCTACACCACCGAAGAGGCAAAGAACAAGGCGTACGTACTCAAGTCAGACGGCACCACCGTCGACCTGCCCGAACAGCCAACGCTAGCCGAGGCTCAGAAGGCGGTAGGCGGCTACATCGAGAAGATGCCCACCAACCTGTGCAGGACACCAAGGCTCACAGTCTACGCCAACGAAGAGGGACGGATGCAGGCATTGCCTGTCAACCGCAAAGCCACCGACTTGCTCGGATTCACGGTTGTAGGCGACGTGCTCGTGCTGCAGGGTTGGAAGACCACGAAGGCCGGCTAGAAGCCACCAGGTCAGAATCTGGGCACCCCGGACGTGAGGCCAATAGGATTACACTCGCGGCCAGTTTGGAGTGCCCAGAATCGCGACCGGTGAGAACAGAGGAGGTGCCAATGGAGCATAATCCGGAGACGTGCCTGGTCTGCCAAGACACGGGAGACTGGGCCAACACACCCGACACGGAGAGATTCCTGGAGGCGCATCAGAAGAACGGCTACGAGTTCCGGGTGGACGGAGGCCGCCTGATTGAGCTCTTGGCGCCCGCGAGGCCGTGCCGGCAGTTCGTGCCAACACAATAGAATATCCCAAGCCTTGCCCCGCTCGCCTGGGCTACCCGCCCGAGGAGGAATGATGAAGCAGTTCAACAGAGACTTCTTCGCAGGGTGGCTGACGGGCGTCGCCACGATTGTGGCCGCCGTCCTCATCAGCCTGCTTGCGTCCTGTGCGCCGACCGACGTGCCACGGGTAGACATGCCTGTCAGGATGGTGGTGTCTCCGGCAACGGCGGCGCCTATCTGCCAAGGCTCGGACCCAGTCTACAGGCTGTCGGACATCAACATCGACCAGCCGGAGACATACCCGCCAATGCCCGACGGCACGTTCGCCTACGTGGACGACAGCGCCCACAGGCGGCATTACGAGCTGTCGGCAACCGTGTCTGAAGTGGTGGGCGTAGGCAAGGACAGTGCGATGCACAGGAACGCCGTCTCCACCGCAGTCTTGTTCGATGACGGCACGGGGCTGGTGCTGCTGTCGTTCGCATGGCTCGACGTGACGAGCGGCCCGGCCAAGGTGACCTACAGCATCCCGCCGGCAGGAGACCCGACAGCGCCGACGGCTGTCCTGATTCACAGCATTAGATAGCAATCCGGGGAGCGCGTAACCGGCAGGTTACAGGCCCCAATGTCGAATACAAAATACGAGGAGGAAACGATGAGCGAACAAGCACAGCAGTACCAGGAAAGCAGGGGACAGACAGGCCCGATGTACGTCTACCCGGTGTCCAGTGGAGGAGTGACCTGCGGCTACCCGAAGAGGCCGTCCATCAAGGGGCTGAAGGCGCTGGTCAAGGAGATAGACTGCTCAGTGCTCAAGGTGACCCGGCAGGGCAAGTCTCCGACGTTCTACATCGAGGGACCTGTCGCCGAGGTCGAGCGCATAACGGCGTGGGCCGACGGATGGATGGTTGACTACCGGCATTCTCACCCTCAGGACGGCCGATGAACACCCAGGTCCGAGGGGACGAAACGGTGGCAGGAACGGCAGACGGTGTTATAATGACAGTGTGTTCAAAAGACGAAGATTATGTCAAGATGAATGTCGGCAAGGAGCTCGAGCCCGTGGTAGAGGCGCTCACGATGTTGAGCCCGTCGAGCACAGAGCTGGTGACCTCGTTGGTCAAGCAGCTGGCAGTGCGCGAGGGGATAGACATGGGCCTGGACCGGAAGGCGAGAATCTCGTGTCCGATGGACGGCGTGCCCATGTGGCAGGCCAAGCTCAAGCAGGAGAGCTACTCTCCGGGCACAATCCGCGTGTACATGAGCACCATCAAGATGTGCCTTGCGGACCACCCGACGCCGTCGCGACTGGACCTGCAGCAGTGGCTCGCCACCAGGATGGAGGCGCGCTCGGCAGGCCGTGTCGCGACAGACCGGAAGGCGCTGCGCTCGCTGTTCTCGTTCCTGAAGGAAGAGGGCTTGTGGCCGGTGGACCCGACGGACCGCATCAAGAGCATCAAGGTGCCAAGGCGGTCGAAGGAGCCGCCGACGCTGGAAGAGGTGTGCAAGCTCCTCGAGTACGAGTGCCACGGGGTGGCCCAGACTCAGAAGTACCGGGTGATGACACAGCTGCTCGCCACGTCGGGGCTCAGGCTGTCGGAGGCGTGCGGGCTCAGGAAGGACTGCGTGCTGTTCACGAGGCACGAGCTGAAGGTCATAGGCAAGGGCAACAAGGAAGGCACGGTGCCGATGATAGCGGCGGCCGAGGTCCTGCTCCAGGGCTGGATGGAAGAGCACCCGGACAAGGACTCGCCCTACGTCTTCCCCGGCGATTCAAAATCGGGGTACTGGTCCATCTCATCATACGAAAAGACGCTGAAGAGGGCCTGCGTGAAGTTCGGGATGCGCAACTTCCACCCGCACACGCTGAGGCACTTCTTCGCCACATACACCCTGTCTCACGGGGCGAAATTAGAAGTTGTATCCAAGATATTGAGGCACGCCAGCGTGGGCACAACAGCGGATGTCTACCGGCATGTTTTGACGGGCGAAATGCACGAGGCGTCGAGGCAATTCGCCCCGCAAGTAATGGGCGTGCCGGGCCAGTTGCGGCTGGCGGACCCGCGAGTCATAGACGTGGAGGTAAAAGAGATTGGTACCACGAAAGCGACTGAATAAAGTCATTAGTTGTAGTCGTTGCGGCAAAGAGTTCAATCCAACAACTGCTAATCAGAAGTTTTGCTCCAGAGACTGTGGCGGCAGAGGGCACAGACTGCTTAAGACAACTAGCCGTGTTTGTGCCTATTGCGGCAAGACATTTGAGTCACGGAGCACGCATGACCTGGCCTACTGTAGTTATAAGTGCCAGATGAGCATGCACAGCGACACAGAGTATTTTGATGGCATGCGCAGGACAGCCATTGGCTTTGACGAGAACGCGTGCTGGGTATGCGGTAAAATAGGCGCCAAGATTCAAGTCCATCACGTTGTAGGTCATGCCGACGATATGACCGAGCCACTGCTTGTCGTGCTTTGCAGGGGATGCCATCACCTTGTGACCCATCTTGGCAGGCGCATATTCCTGGATGACCCCGGCAAGGTGGCTGACCTGCTGACCTTGGCGAGATTCGCCAAGCAGTTGCCTGACGCAAAGACAGTCGTCAGGTATGAGGAAACGCAGGAGGCAAATAACATGCCCGACAATGGCGCCCAGGTCTCATCGCCTGGCCTCCGCCGGCGCGAATCCGCCCAAGCGCGCGAGACGGCTGGAGACAGCCCAAGCGCCAATGGCCACAAGGCCAGGGCGGCAGACGCCGGTCGGCGTCCAAAGTCGGGCACCATAATTCAATTGCATGAGGAGGTAGAGTAAAATGACAACAATAGAAGCAGTGACAATCGAGCACCTGCACTGCAACGAGTGCGACAGCGTTCAGCCGCACGTCCTGCAACCCGGGGTGGCGTACCATTGCCTAAATTGCCGGGCGCTAGGGCTCGACACAAAGAAGCTGCTGGAGCACGACCGGAGATATCGCCCTGACCCAAGGGATTAAGGAGGCACAGATGAGCAGCAAAAAGCACCGCAACCACACCCGTGAAGAGCTGCTGAAGCAGCGCGCTGTCGATGACAGCAGGCACGGCATCCAGAAGCCGGCGGCGAATATCGGCGCGCCTCATGCAACCGGCACGACAATTCTGTATAATCCATTCAGGCGTCAGAGATTCCTGCACAAGGGAATAGTCATAGTTCGGGCGCCGCTATCGAGTAAATAGAAGGAGGGACATCATGGCACAGTCACCGACGGCCGCACACCAGCGGTACCGAAACAAGAACGGGGCAATAGTACCCGGCGTGACTACAGTCATCGGCCTGCTCGCGAAGCCTGCGCTCGTACCATGGGCGTGGAAGCTTGGCATGCAGGGCGAGGACATGAACAAGGTCCGCGACATGGCGGCGGACATCGGCACGGCGGCGCACTACATGGCCGAGTGCATGTTCAAGGGCAATAAGCCCGACTTCCAGCACACGACGCCTTACGTCGTGGCGGCAGCCATGAAGATGATGCCGGACCTCGAGAGGTACATCAAGGCCAACCCGTCGAAGACGCTGGCCAGCGAGGAGAACGTCGTCAGCGAGAAGTGGCAATACGGCGGGTGCATCGACTGGGTATGCGTGCCGGAGGCCACCGGCCTCGTGACCATCAGGGACATCAAGACCAGCAAGGGAATATATGCCGAATACCTGATACAGATAGCGGCATACGAGCAGGCCTGGAACGAGGTCCATCCCGACATGCCGATACAGGCCAAAGAGGCCATCCACATGGACAAGGAGACAGGCCTCTTGACCGTCCACCCGTTCTGCGACCTGGCGACCGAGTTCGAGATATTCAAGCACCTGCGGGCCATATACGTGCTGCAGAAGAAGGCCGACCCGAACCGGAACAAGCCGCAGACTAACAGCTACCGGAAGGTCAGCAAGTTCGGAGGTGCCGTATGACGAAGGGCCTCGAGACGTTCGTCGACTGGTTCGCCGGCATCGGCGGCTTCCGCCTGGCGGGCGAGACTAACGGATTAAAATGCAAAGGAGCATGCGAGAATGACAAACGGGCAAGGCAAACATACGCAAAGAATTTCGGACACGAGCCTGAGTTCGGGGACGCCAGGGACGTCGACCCGGCCTCTATTCCAGACCATGACCTCTTCTGTGCAGGCTTCCCCTGCCAGTCCTTCAGCACAGCGGGAAAGAAGCTCGGCTTCCAAGACGCCCGCGGCACCCTCTTCTTTGAGATATGTCGAATACTTGACGCTAGGCGGCCAAATTACTTCCTGCTTGAGAACGTTAAGGGCCTTCTGCTCGCGCCTTTCCGAGACGCCTCCGGAAAAATCATGCCCGAGACTGCCGGATGGGTGTTCTATCGAATCCTGGAGACGCTGGGGGACTTGGGGTATACTGTCCAGTGGCAGGTGCTTGACAGCCGACATTGGGTTGCCCAGCACCGAGAGAGAACATACATTATCGGAAATTCTCGAGCCGTGCCCTTCCCAGAAGTATTTCCGCTCTTCGATGATACAAGAGAGATGGCAGACAATACTCCATGGAGGTCAATGCCGCTAGGCAACGTGGCCTCATGGTCGCAGCCGCCGTCGCTACGCACGAACCCGAACCCATGGCACCAAGGCCAGACGGGCAGGGTGTACGGGCCAGGCAGCACGTGCCCGACGCTGTCGACAGGCCGCGAGCCGATGCTCGACGACGGCGGCAGGCTGCGGGTGCTGACGCCGGTCGAGAGGGAGAGGCTGATGGGCTTCCCCGACGGATGGACGGATGGCGTCAGCGACGACCAGAGGTTCAAGCAGACGGGGAATGCCGTCGTGACGAAAGTCGCCGCTGAGGTGATAAGGGCGCTGGCGGAATGCCACGCCAACGGCGGAAGGAGGGCCACGACGTGACGTGCGGCCCCACGACAAGAATCTGGGTACGTCCGGCCGAAAGGCAATAGGATTATACTCGAGACGGCAGGATTCGCGTCAAGCGAGTCCGCCGATATTGAACGAAGGAGGAATGAAATGGCGACAAAAGGCAGCAAGAGCAAGGAAGAGCCGGCGGCAGAGCAAGAGCCGGAAGAGAACGAGGCCGAACTGTTCGACCGCGACACGGAAGAGGCGCAATCACTGGCCGACCTAGCGGGCACCGGCGGCGGCATGTTCGAGGGGCCACTGGTCAAAATGGAGGCAATCAAGGGCCGGAAGCATATTGTGCTCGACTTCAGGATGATGCCAAGCACATTCAATGAGGGAGGCACCTATGCCTGCATCCAGATAAAGATTGGCGGCGCACTTCAGGTCGTCAACACCAACGCTCAGGTCATACTGAAGGGCCTGGCGGCGACGGACAAGAATAGGCTGCCGGTGCCGAACGCCTTCGTCATGCGCGAGGGCAAGAAGGCCGGGAGCAAGCCGTACTGGGACTTCGCCGGGAGCGACGAGCTGAAGGACCTAAAATAGTGAGGTGGCCATTAGGCTGCCCCGACAAGACATGCAGGAAGCTGGCGCGGAAGCCGCTGGTCATCGGGTTCATGTGCGTCGGAAGGCTCTCGACTCCGACCGGCCACGTGATTCCCGGCGTGAACGACCTGTGCTTCTGCTTCAAGCAGAGAGCTTGCCTCAACAGGTGGCACATGAACAGGGCCGACATCGGCATGCTGGCCAAGCTGCTCGACAAGGCAATGAAGAACGACGCGGAGGATAATCGTGAGCAGAGTGCTATACATCTACGTGACAAGGCACCATGACATCGGCAACAAATTTGACTCGGCCAGGGAAGCGCAGGTCTACCTGACCGAACCGGCCAGCGCCGGCTCGCTGCTGATGGTCGACAATGTGGCCCATGCCATAACCGGCATCACTAAGTGCCCGGGCGACGCGCCGGACGTGCTCATGGTGACGCACAAGACGGCCGAGCATTATATCGTGCCGGTAAGAGAGCAAGTGCTATGACAGCCGCGACAAGGAGACGACAGTGCCGTACATAGACCACGACAAAAGGCGTCCGATAGACGACGCGGCGACGAAGATGGCCGCCGAGATTCTGGCCATGCCGGAGAGGGAGAGGGACGGGGCCTTCAACTATGCCGTGACCCGCCTTGTCGTCAAGGTATTCGGCAGGGTGGGATACAGCAATTTCGTGCGGGTGGCCGGCGGCCTTGACGAGGTCAAGGCGGAATACCGCAGGCGCATAGTCGCCCCATACGAGGACATGAAGAATGACCAGAACGGAGACGTATATGGCACCGAAATGTAGAGAAGCATTTTACATCGCCAGCAAGTGGGAGAACAAAGACAACGTGGCCAGACTGGCGGCCGAACTAGAGAAAATGGGCCACAGCATCAGCCACAAGTGGTTCGCGGTCGAGGCGGCCTATATGCAAGATGCCCCGATGCACGCCAGGCTAGACCTGCACGGAGTGCGAGACTGCACGACATTCGTAGCCCTGTTCGATGCGGACTTTTCGTTCCTGAATGCCTATGTCGAATTGGGCATGGCGCTGGCCCTGAGCAAGAAGGTGTTCATCGTCGGCCAGGCCGACAAGAACTGCCTGTTCACGCGGCTGGAGGAGCCTGACGCATTCATCGAGAGGTTCGACGGCGTCGACTCGTTCCTGGCATTCATGCGGAGCGGAAATTGATGGCAAGCACCAAGGCCCGGAGCATGGTCAAGGCCATGACGTGGCGGGCGCTGTCCGTAGCAGTCACCACGGCATTCGTGTGGCTCGTCACCGGCAGCCGCAATACGGCGATGATTGTCATGACGTTCGATATAGTGTTCATGACTGGCCTGTATTATGCGCATGAGCGAGCATGGAAAGCCATCATCTGGGGCAAGTACCCGACAGACTGGACCAAGTACGGCTGGGAAAGGAAAGCCGATGAAGGCATTCAAGTGCAGGGCGGAGAGGCGGAACCTGACGGCCTATGGCATGGTCGTAGAGAAGACGACAGGAGGCACCCTGTATTTTGACGTGTATTGGAGATGGCACGCATGGCGAATAGGACTGCAGACCCGAAGATGCCGGGAAAGGACGCCGACCTGTTCAGGTGGGCAGACTTCTACCTCGGACTCGGCTGCTCCGTCATCCCGCTGAGGGAAGGCAAGCTGCCGGCGGTCCAGTGGAAGGAGTTCCAGGAGCACAAGGCCGACCGCGGCCAGTTGATGAAATGGTTCGCCGGCGACACCGGCTGGGGAATGGCCATCGTGTGCGGCAAGGTGTCGGGCAATCTCGTCAGGATAGACTTCGACGAGCCGGCTGACTATGTGGAACTCAAGTCAAAGATGCCCATTGCGCCCACGTTCAAGTCGCAGCGCAAGGGAGGCGGATACGGCATGCTCCTCAGGTCTACCGAGACGGTGCCGCTACTTCCGCAGAACACGTTCAAAGACTATCCGAAGCTAGAGGTCAGAGGCGAAGGCGGAATCACGGTCGTGCCGCCGACGCCGGGATACGAATGGCTAGGCCAGTTCACCACAATCAAGGAGACTGACGTTCCGGCCATGCTTACGAGGTTGTTCGGGTTCGACCTCTCAAAGAGAGGTATGCTCAGAGACGCAGTCGAGAGGACCGGCGGTAACGAACTGACCGCCCTGCTCAAAGACACAGAACAAGGGGAGCGTTCTAACAACCTCGTAAAGATTGCCGGAATGCTGCGGGCCAGAGGCATCGACCTGGAGACGGGCCTCGAGGTCATGGAGCACAACTTCGAGGAGCATTGGCCGCACGACGACATGACGTGGGGCGAGGCTCGCGACACGTTCGAGCGGGCCTGGAAGCGGTACGAGCATGAAGGCGTCCGCCTGACCGGCGGGGGCAAGCCCGGAGGCGCGGCATGGGCCGACGAGGAAGACGACGACGAGGTCGTGGTCCAGCGCCTGTCCGAGATTAAGAAGAAGACGGAAGAGGAGACTGTTCTGGTCGAGAAGGTCGTCTGCGCCGGCGAGATGGGAAACACGGTCATCGCGGCCCCGGCCAAGGTCGGCAAGACCTCACTCTGCCTCGACATGTCGATAACGGCCAGCCGCGGAGACCTCGTCTGGGGCGGCCTTCGGGTCATGAAGGCGCTGAGGATAGCCTACATCGACCAGGAGCGCAAGGCAGGGCAGATACTCGAGAACAAGGACATAATGACGCAGGTCATCGGCGAACCCAACGACAAGAACCTCATAATCCTCACGCAGAAGTCGGGAGACTTCAACATCGGTCACCAGAAGACGCTTTCCCGCCTGTACAGCACCTTGAAAGACTTCAGGCCGGACCTCATCATACTCGACGGGTGGGCCTGGTTCTGTCAAGACCCGAGCGACCCCGACAAGGTGAGGAAAGCGCTCAGCTGGCTGAAGAAGACGAGGCAGTCGCTCGATTGCGCCTCCATCATAATCCACCACTTCAAGAAGTCGCAGACGCAGTTCGGAACGAGCGGGGCCAACGGCGAGTTCATCGACATGCTCGACCAGATAGGCGGCATGAAGAGGCTGTCGGACCAGGCCCACACGGCGCTGGTCTATGTGCCCATAAACAACTACGACACGTTCAATGTCCTGAGCGGCAGGACGAACAAGCCCAGTTGGGACCCGCCGAAGACGGTCATCGACTATGACCACATGACCCTTACGCATAAGGTCATCACGGCCGAAGAAGGCAGGGAACTGTTCGACGCCGAGACCTACCGCAACCTGTGGGGCACGTCAAGCGCCGAGAGCCGGCAGGTCAAGGGCATGATAAACGTCATCAAGCTGAGGTTCGGCCTCAACCAGAGCGAGCTGGCCTCAAAGCTTGGCGTCACGCAGTCTGTCGTGTCGAAATGGTATTCGGGCCAGCAGAATCCGAGCAAGGAAATCATAAAGAAGCTGGAGGAGCTTTACGTGGCAGCCAAGCAGCGGCCGGCTAAAGCTGCCAAGATGCCGAGGCCGGCCAGGCAGACGAAAGGACTGGGAGACTAATGGAGGCAGCAATGGAATGTCATGACGGCAAAATCAGGCGCCTGTCGCAGACGGTGTCAGACGCCAGGAAGAGGATAGAAGCGGCCGAATTGCAGACAGACAATACGGACGATGCAATGGAATGCCACAAGGGCAAGACATGCGTTATCGAAAGTCGCATATTCTGTCAGGAGGGCTATTGCTCGGAATGCGAGATAGCCCGGAAAGCAGACGAGGTCCTGAGATGAAGAGGCTAATGGTCCTGTGGCCACTTTATGAATTGTGCGTGCTTGCGGTTTTCGTCGGCATTGTCTATGCGATGGCCCATTTCATGCAGAAGGCAGGATAGGCCGATGGCCGAGCGAATACTAAAGGATAAGCCGCATCCCGGAAAGCCGGGCCGCTATTGCGGCCAGTGCCTTTACAGGGATGAGCGCCTGGTCCGAGGCGGAGGTCCTGTCGGCGGCGTCGCGATATTCGGCGAGGGGCCTGGCCAGACCGACGCCAAGACGGGCCGATGCTATTCCGGCCTGACGGGCATCCGCCTGGAGAAGCAACTCGCGAAGGCCGGCATAGACATCAAGGCGTGCTGGCTGGACAATGTCGTCCAGTGCCACGTGCCGAAATCTAGGGCGCCGACAAAGACAGCCATGCGGTGCTGCAGGCCACTGCTGGAAGAGGTGCTCGCCAAGTGCCAGCCGCACACGGTCATCGCCCTCGGTTCGGCGGCGCTCGAGGCATTCTATCCGGGAGGCAAGGTCACGGAGTATCATGGCGCGAAGATTTGCGGCGACGGCTATTTCCTATTCCCGATGTTCAAGCCGGACGCGCAGGACGAGAATCCTGACTACCTTCGCGTCCTGGCAAGAGATTATATAGGCATGCCGAAAAGGGCGACCTTGGAGCCAATCCAGGGCGACTACACGCTGTCCAGGAGATGGTTCACCGTCTCCAACGACAGATTCGCGATAGACACGGAGACCACCGGACTTGAGCTTGACTCGAAGCTAAAGGGAATATCGTTCTCCGACGAGCCGGGCACGGCCGTCTACATACCGGCCAGGTACGCCAGGCACGGGGTCACGTTCGAGGACAAGTGCGTCATGCAGAACGCCAAGTACGACCTCGGCATACTGCAGTCGAACGGTGTGGCGTCGATAGACTCATGGGCCAGCGTGGACGACACCATGCTGCTGGCGTACGTCATGGAGAAGAAGCCGCTGGGCCTCAAGACGCTGGCCGTGCAGGAACTGGCGCTGGAGATGACGCACTTCAGGGACGTGGCCGAAGGGGACAGCCTGGAGGGCGTCAGCGACGAGGACACGGTCGACTACGCATGCGCCGACGCGGACGCCACGCTGAGGCTCTGGGAATGCCTTTGGAGGCAGGCCGTGCCGAGGGAGAGGCGGCTCTACGAGAAGATGGAGAAGCCGCTCCCGCCGATACTGGCCAAGATGGAGCTGGCCGGCGTCAATATCGACATACCGTACCTGCACAGGCTCGGGGCCGAGATAGACGAGGAGACGGGGCAGATAGAGGCCCACCTCGAGTACGAGTTCGGCCTGGACCCGCACTCGCTCGGCAAGCCGAAGAAGATGCAGGAGTTCATATACGGAACCCTCAAGCTGCCCATATCCGCCCTGACGGACCCGGACAACCCTTCCTGCAGCCGGCGGATACTGGAGCGCATAAGGGACAAGCATTCCGCCGTCGACCTCGTGCTGAGGCACAACGAGCTGGCGGCGCTCAAGAACAACTTCGTCACGGGACTCATCGACAAGACCCGCGACGGCAAGGCGCACCCGAAGTTCAACCAGGCGAGGGTGAAGACGGGCCGCATGTCGTCGAGCGGCCCCAACTTCCAGGGCCTGCCGAGCAGGCGGACCAGCGACTTCAGGCGGGCCATAGTCGCGCCTGAGGGCATGGTCGTGGCGGCGTTCGACAACTCGCAGATTGACCTCCGCTCGCTGGCCCACATCTCGCAGTGCCCGGTGATGAACGGAATTTTCGACAGGGGCGAGGACATGCACGCCGCCACCTCGATGCTCATATACGGCGACCTCGAGGGCACGCACAGGTTCGAGGCGAAGGCGGCCAACTTCATGCCGGTGTACGGAGGCACAAAGTTCGGGCTGTCGCGCAGGACCGGCCTGCCGGAGGAGACCGCCCAGGAGTTCCTCGACAAGTGGTACGCCAAATACTACGGCGTGACGCAGTGGCTCGAGAGGCTACGGACGCAGGCGCTCCGCGACGGGTTTGTCGAGACGATATACGGGCGCAGGCTGCACATACCGGAGCTGTTCACGAGGACGCAGGCGCACGCCCTGAGGATAGCGCAGAACATGCCGATACAGGGCACCAGCGCCGACGTGATGAAGCTCCAGATGATAGCCGTCGCCGCGATAGCGATGCCGTTCGTCCAGATACACGACGAGCTTGCCTTCTACCTGCCCAAGGGCAAGGGGCTGAAGGCGACGCTCCGCGAGCTGAAGGCGGCAATGGAGGGCATCGAGTGCCCGTTCAGGCTGGTCGTGGACGTCAAGGTCGGCCCGACGCTGGGCGACCTCGAGAAGATGGAGCTGTGAGCAAGTGCTCAGGCATGGCCATGGTCGGACAGCAGTGCCCGAACGAGGCAATGTGGCGCAACCAATATGGAGTCGAGGTGTGCGACCAACACAGGGCGCTACTCGACGCATTCACGTGGGAGAACAGACTAACCTGAAAATGGGAAGCGATAAGGAGAGAAGATGAACAAGGCCACGTTCGACAGGATACTCAGGCGCGAGGGGCTGCGGAACCAGAGGCTGCTCGACGGCCTGTGGACGGACGTCCCGCCGGCCAGGCGGGCGGAGCTGGACGAGGCCACGCTGCTGATGGCGGTCGACAAGTCGGCCGAGAGGCAGGCGGGCCAGGCAAGGAAGAACTGAAGGGAGGCAAGACATGGACGACAATCGAAGGAAGAGGCTGCACGAGACGCTGGTCAAGCCGGTGGGAGACTACACGCCGGAGGAGACGGAGTTCATCGACGCCATGATGAAGGGCAACCCTGTCAGGTTCGCCGAGGTGCTCGAGGACGAGGTCAGGGCGCTGAGGGCGACGGCCGACAGGCTGAGGGCCGGGAGCGACGCCGGAATAACGGTCGGAATAACTCCGGAATAATATTCCGACGCCGGCTTCAGAAAAGGCCTCTGTATAGAGTATACATATGTACTTATGACATATGGCAGGGAGCGCCTTCATCAACGAATGCTCCGTGCCGGGAAGGAGAGAAGATGAACATGACGGTCGGTAAGGCATGCCCGAGGTGCGGAGGGCCGACATCGGCGCTGTACGACGAACTACACGAGGTAGAGCGAGACATCAGCGCAGTCAAGCGACTCACCGGACAGGAGGACTGATGGTCATTACACTGAAGGCAAGAGAGGCACTGAAGGGCGTCCTGATGAAGCCGGTGGGAGAGTACACCGGAGACGAGGACAGGCTGGTCAGGGACACGATGGCCAGGGAGCCGGTGGCGTTCGCCGACCTGCTGGTCGAGTGCGCCGCGGACCTGAGGCGGCGGCTGGAGGACCTGAAGGCCAAACAACTCAAGTGAGAGAAGTTGCGCCGGAAGGCCAAAAGCCTCGCAACAGTTGCGGGGGCCGTATTCAGAATGACCCCTCTATTATAGTGTACATATATACATTGGCGCCTACGCCTCAGGCGGCGGGTACCGCCACTACAGAGTGCGTAGGCCGAGGAGGAATAGATGCAAAGGGAGCTGTACTTTGAGGTCACCACGATGGGCCACTTCTCGGAGAGGCCGGCGCTGGTCAGGGAGGACAAGCCGGTCGAGCCTGGAGGGTGCCACTGGTTCGGGTCGTGCGGCGACTGCCGGTGGGAGGACTGCATAGTCAACAGGCCGGTGGGGTACGCGACAGAGAAGGGCAAGAGGCTCAGGGGGGCGGCGTTGGCGGGCATGCTGCAGGCGGGGATGCCGGTCGAGTGGCTGGCCGAGTTCTTCGGCATTGACGAGGAGCTGCTGCTGTCAGAGTCAAAGCCCTACGCCGGCGGCCAGCCGACATGCAGGCGCAACTCCTTCCGCGACCGTGAGGAGATGATGGCGGAGGCGGTGCGCAGGAGGCTCGGTGGCGAGTCCGAGATGGGCGTGGCCAACGACCTTGGCGTGTCGCCCAGGCAGGTGAGGCGGTGGTTCCAGAGGACCATAGGCGACAGCCTGCCGAGCGGTGTCAGGCGTACCAACGGCAATCAGTGGAGAGGGCACAGTCTGGCGCCAGGCAGGGCGTCTGTGGCCATCCAGCGGAGGTGCGACGTTGTGCGCTGCGCATTCGAATAGTCTAACGCGTGGCTCCTCTGCCTGCGCCAGTCTCAGTCCGCAGGCAATAGGTACTGGGAAGCCTGTAACCCGCGCGAAACGAGACACCCAGTCCTATCTGGTCCTATATCGGAAGGAATTACGAGGGCCCGTGCCTCCCCTGCCGGCGTGCTGCACTATTTTAATGCGCACCGAATATGGGGTTTTCGGAGGCTCGATATGCAATTGATGCAAACAATTAGAGCGCACGTTCTAGCGCTCGGAGGCGTGTATGAATGACAACAAGTGGGCGATGCTGTGCAAGCTGAGGGTAGCGCCGTTCGACGACCCGCTCTGGCGGTGGGAGCGCAAGCTTGACGGCTGCCGGCTGAGGGTCGACATAGACGGCCGCAGCGGCATAGGCCTGACGGCCAGGAGCGGCGCCGACAAGACGGCCCAGTTCCCGGACGTGGTTCAGGCGTTGGCCCTGACCGTCGACTGGGGAGCGGCGCCTATGATACTCGACGGCGAGGTCGTGAGCGCCGATGGCCTCAGCTTCCAGGAGTTCAACCAGAGGCGGATGAACAGGACCGAGGACGTGGCGCTGACGGCCGTGGAGTTGCCGGCCGCCTACGTGGCCTTCGACGTCCTGAGCGCCTGGGGCAGGGACATGGAGCCGAGGTCTCTGGCCGACAGGCTGGTCGTCCTCGGCCAGGTCAGGCCGTCATGGTGCAAGGCGCCGGAGTGTTCGGACAGCGGCGTCGAGCTGTTCAAGCGCGCCGTGTCTGAGGGCTGGGAGGGCGTGGTCGGCAAGCGGTTGCTGGAGCCGTACCTCCCGAACAGGCGGGCGTGGGTCAAGGTCAAGCTGTGGCACGAGGGCGTGTTCGACTGCGTTGGCTACACGTTCGGCGCCGGCAAGAGGGAGAAGCTGTTCGGCGCCCTGGTCTTCCAGAGCGAGGACGGCAGGCTCAAGTCTGAGGTTGGCACCGGGTTCGACGACGCCACCCTGGAGTCGCTGCTCGGGTTCATGAGCGGCAGGCGCACGAGCCTGATGCTGGTAGGCGGCGCGATGCCTGCGCCCGTCGGCGTGAACGTCGAGCCGTTCAAGGTCAGGGTCAAGTATTGCGAGGTCACGAACGCCGGTTCGCTCAGGTTCCCGGTCTACCTTGGCAAGAGCGACGGTGAGAGGCTCCCAGACACGAGCAGGGGCGCCTCAAGGCACTAGTCAATAGGATTATACTCTCAAGTCCAGGATTCGCGTCCTGTGGCTTGGGCGAATAGGAGGAAGCATGAGGCCAGGAATGAACGGCGCCAAGTATGACGTGGTGTCGAGGGACGCCGATAAGGTGGTCCTGCGTGACGTCGGTCCGTGGAGTCAGCACCCGACCGTGACCAACGACGCGGAGCAGGTGGTCGAGGACGTGGCGCAGTGGGCCGGTGCTCGGCGCATACTGTACTACGACAGCGACGGCGAGCTCACCGAGCTGAGGCACGAGGGGACCAGGTTCGCTGGGTTCGCCTTCGTCAAACCCGAGGGGACGAAACGAGGGAGGCCAGACGATAATGGTGTATAATGAAAACGTGATAGAGGATAAGGCTCCCGTTCTCAGGTTAGCCGTCTCAGGTAAGATGCGGTCCAGCAAGGACTCAACTGCCGTCAGACTGGTCGAGCGGTACGGCTTCATACGCTATGCGTTCGCGGACCGCCTCAAGGAGGTGGCTCGGGAGCTGTTCGGCATGCCTGAGGGCACCAAGAACCGCCACCTGCTTGTTGAGCTCGGGCGCAAGATGTGCGAGGTAGACAAGCTAGTGTGGGTCAACTACGTGCTGGGCAAGATACCGCTCAGGCAGGACGTGGTCATCACGGACATGCGCTTCAAGTACGAGTACCTCGCCCTCAAGGCGTTCGACTTCATAATGGTGCGCGTCAACATCGACGAATGGGAGCGAGAGCGGAGGGTCCAGAAGTACGGGTCGCCGGTCGACCTGGCGCTGCTCAAGGACAAGAGCGAGACGGACCTGGACGGCGAGCGCTTCGACTTCACGCTTGACGGCACAACCTACGAGGGACTGCACGAGGGCATTGCCAAGATGATGACTGCGCTCGGGAGGAAGGCGGCCAATGACTGAAGGACAGGAATACGAGACACGGGTCGCGCTGCCCAAGCCCAAGAGGCCGGTGGGACGGCCGCCAAAGCATGGTGCTTTCACTGGCTCCGAGCTTGCGCTGCTGGTGCCCATCAAGCGGAACGACATAATCGAGGTGCTCACAGGCTCCAAGGTCATGGTCGGACCGGCGGACATGGTGGCTGTCAGCATGCTTGCCGGGTGCCTTTCGAAGATGGAACTGCTGGACAGGTTCTTCGCCTCGCAGGGCATATTCGACAGCGACAATGAGATACGGCAGGGGCCGTTCAAGGTGTACCTTGCGGCGATGAACGCGGCTGTCAGGCTGCTGACGCAACTTGGCATGACGCCGGATTCCCGCATCAAGCTTGGCATCGGGATGCTGCAGTCGAACAAGGACCTGGCCTCGATGATGAGCGAAGACGAGGAGGACCCGTCATGATAAACTGGAGACTACAACCGACCGCCTGCGGAGGCGGCGCGTTGCGCATATTTGACATGAGGACCGGGAGCAACATCATAATCATGTTCAACGATACCGACAAGCTGCTCAGGATGCTCGATGACATAGCCGATGGCGTCGAGACGCTCAGTCGAGAGCAGGCTCCTGAGGCGTTTGTTCGCGTGTTCCCGGAGAGGTTCTAATGGCGAAATACCCAGGCAACCATGCCGGCGTTCATAACTCACATTGGAGAGGCGGCGTCTGTCTTGACAGTGACGGTTATGTGTTAGTCAAAAGACGCGAGCATCCAAGGGCAGACATCAGAGGGTATGTTAAGCGGTCCATATTGGTGTGGGAAAAGGCGCACGATGGCGTGTCATTCCCAGAAGGCATGGAGCCTCACCACAAGAATGAAGTTAAGGACGACGACAGGCCTGAGAATATAGAACCGAAGACACATGCAGGTCATACTCGAGACCATAATTTGAGGAGTGCCAATGACTAAGCCGACGGAGATAACGCCCGAAAAGGCCAAGCAGTACAAGACGGACATAATCGCGTTCCTTGAGGAGCAGTACATCTGCCCCGAGACCGGCAAGCTAATAGTCCTTGAAGACTGGCAGAAGGAGCTCATACTCTGGCCCCTGTTCTACGACCTGCAGCCTGACGGGCGGCGCAAGTACACGCTGGCTCTGCTGGGCATGCCAAAGAAGCACGGCAAGAGCACGCTGGCCTCTGGCATAGGTGTCTGGTTTTGCTTTGCAGGCGAACCTCATGGCGAGGTCATCATTGCCGCGAATAATCTTGACCAAGCTTCTTTGATTATATACGAGAAGATACGGCAGGCGTTCAAGCTGAACCCGAACCTGCTGGCCTCTGCGCGGCTGCTCAAGACCGGCATCGAGATGAAGGGGACTGGCACGGTATGCCGGCCCATAGCCCACAAGTACCAGACGGCGGCTGGTGTCAACCCGACCCTGGTGCTGTTCGACGAGCTGTGGGGGTTCCCCGGGCGTGAGTTCTATGACGAGCTCACGACGTCGCCGGCTAGGCAGAATCCGCTGGGCCTCATAGTGACATACGCCGGCTACGACAAGGAGTCGCTGCTGTACGAGATATACAAGACGGGCAAGGCCCACACCGACCCGCGAATGTTCTACCTGTGGTTCCACGACACCAAGGCGTCATGGATTAGCCAGGAGTACCTGGACACCCAGAGGATGCGGTTGCCCCCGAACTCGTACGCCAGGTTCCACGAGAACCGGTGGTCGGCGGCAGAGGGCACGTTCGTGACCGAGGACGACATCGCCCGCCTGCATTCCGTGCCCTGGTCAATACAGTACGCCCCGGACCAGAGTCGTCCGCTGCTCGAGTACATTGAGTCGTGCGACGCCGGCCTGAGTCATGACCGGACCGCCAGGTGCGTCGGGCACTACGACCCGATGGACGGGCGAGTGTACGTTGACAGCCTGCGGTACTGGCAGGGGACGAAGACGCAGCACGTGGACATGTCCAGCGTGGAGGCTGACCTGAAGGACACCGGCACCACGTTCAGGGCCAACAAGCTGGTCATCGACCCGTGGCAGATGGAGTACGTCATGCAGCGGCTGAAGCCGTACTTCGTCATCGAGCCGTTCAACTTCAACGCTGACATGATGTTCATGTCCCAGACGCTGATAACCATGCTCAGGAACGGCACGCTCGTGTGCTACACGGAGCCTGAGCTCGACAAGGAGCTCAAGGAGATTATAGCGAAGCAGACAGGGCAGGGCTGGAGGATAGAGCACGTCAGGGGCAAGAAGAACGACCTCGTCATCGCCGTCGGCATGATGGCTGTGGCGGCTATCCGCAATGCTGGCGTGTCAGACTTCGACTTTCTGGAGGATAAGAACCCACTACCCCCTGTTGGCTTCAGGGGCATAAGGGGGAAGGAGTTTTGAAGATGAGCCTACAGTCAAGGATTCAAGCATTCATGGGCAAGGACCCAAAGCCCGAGACCAAGGTTGAACTTGGCGCCACGGGGACGTCGGTGTTCGCTGGTCTCTTGTACGAAGAGGAGTACAACGCCGACCTCAGGGGTGAGAAGGCCATTAAGACTTATGACAAGATGCGGCGGTCAGACGGCCAGGTCAAGGCCGGTCTTCTTGCGAGCAAGCTGCCGCTGATGGTGGCTCGCTGGGACATAACACCGGCAAGCGAGGACCAGGCCGACGTGAACATTGCCAGCGCGGTCAGGGACGACTTGTTCGACAACATGTCCATCACCTGGGACGACTTCCTCAGGCATGCGCTCATTATGCTCGACTTTGGTTACATGGTATTCGAGAAGGTGTGGGAGCTCAGGGACGGGCGCTATACGTGGGACAAGCTCGCGCCACGATTGCCGAAGTCGATAACGGAGTGGCACATCAAGGACAACGGAGACCTGGACTACATCATCCAGCAGGCTCAGTTCAAGGACGGATTCAGGCAGGTGCCTTTGCCTGCCTCTAAGCTGCTCGTCTTCACCCACGAACGGGAGGGCAGCAACTTCACCGGCATCAGCCTGTTGAGGGCTGCGTACAAGCACTGGTGGTACAAGAACAACCTGTATGCCATAGACGGCATTGCGTCAGAGCGTCACGGCGTCGGACTGGCCGACTTCACGTACCCAGACCAGGCGACACAGGCGCAGAAGGACGCGGTCAAGGCCATAGGCGAACGGCTGCACGCCCACGAGCGTGCGTATACGGCTCACCCTGAGTCTGTGAAGTTCGACCTGAAGGGCGTCGCCGGTCAGCTGCACGACATCATGAAGAGCGTGGACCACCACGACCTGCAGATTGTCCGCAGCATCCTGGCTCAGTTCATGAACCTCGGCACAAAGCAAGGCTCGTATGCCCTGAGTCAAGACCAGTCGCAGTTCTTCTTGATGGCCTTGCAGTCTGTCGGCAGGAACATCTGCAACACAATCAACCGGCATTGCATCCGCGAGATGGTCGACCTCAACTGGTACGTCAAGAGGTACCCGAAGCTGACCATCAGCGGTCTCGACAGCCCGGACGTCCTGGCGTATGCCGGGGCCATAGGCGCATTGATGACATCGGGCGCCATCACACCGGACATAGACACTGAGAACGAGCTGAGGCGGATGGTAAAGCTGCCCCACAAGAAGGTGGCCGCGGTGCCGAAGCCTGAGCAGCCGGTGGCGATGCGGGCGACAGACTTCTGGCGGGAGCCGACCAGCGTCGAGCAGTCGGTGGCGTTCGCCGACATCAAGGGGGCTCTGGACACATTCGAGGAGCAGTTCATCAAGGCGGTACAGCCGATACAGCGCAAGCAGACGGCGGCCATGGTAAGCAAGGTCGCGGACTACATAGCGAAAGGCAACATCGACAAGCTGGCGGAGATAGACGTGCCGCTCAAGGACAAGGTGGCTGACGCCATCGAGGTCCTGCTTTCGGGGCTCGTGGACTACGGCGCCGAGCAGGTCAAGGCTGAGGCCAAGCGGCAGGGAGCGACAATGAAGGCGGTTGACGTCGAGCCGCCAGACCCGGCTTCGTTCACCAGGGTCAGGGCCCTGTCGATAGCCAACATCTTGGCGAACAGGATGCGGTCGGCCATGTCTTGGGAGGCGCTGCGGCAGACAAGGGCCGGGGCGCTGGACACCGGTCAGCTGACGGCGTCAGTCGACGAGCTGTCGGACAGCGAGCTGCTCAAGGTGTCGAAGGAGTCGGCCGGAGAGGCCGTCAACATGGGCAGGCAAGAGCAGGCAAAGATGATGGGCATCAAGCGCATCACGTCGAGCGCGCTGCTCGACGATAACACGTGCGACTACTGCAGGGAGATGGACGGCAAGTCTTGGGCGCCCGGCGGACAGCCGACCGGGGTGCACGAGCCGCCGTAC